GGAGATAGAACACACTACCCAAGACCCCCCGCAGAAGAAAGCGGATTGATAGTGTGACGGCCACGAAGGCCTTTACATAGCTAAGGCCAGAGTCTTCCCGACAGACCAAGCTGCCTGGACCTCCGGTCGCTCTATGAAGCGTTTGACTTTTTCGGCGTAAGACGCTGCTTTGTGAATCATGTCGCTATCCCTAACCCAACTCAAATTTCGAACGGCATTAATGATCAATGACATCGCTGCGAAATTAGTAGGGGAAGGCATTCCAGGTCGGAACTGCTGGGACTGAGAATAGAAGCACTCGTACACAGAAGTAACAGCAAGCTCATAAGGAGCAGACGCCGTACCACCGGAAATGTCGAGATGTACAGAAGGTATGTAAGACATCAACTGACTATTGATACAAGCCGAAGCGGCTCCAGGAGCGGTGGAACCGACGAAAGGTACAAAATCAGCAATCTGCCGTGGGCACCAACCCACCTCAGAAGGGGCATCAACAGGAAGGATATGAAGTTCCTTATCGTTTAAACCCGTTCCGGACGATGTTCGGTCACTAGTACTTAGGGATGGACCACACCAAGCAATAATGCCGCCTTTCGCCGTGTCATCCCCTTGACGAGGAGTCAAAGTGACACAAGATGCTATTTGCCGAATAAAGGAGTAGTCAGAACCACCAACCTCCGCTTGAAGAGAGTCGTCGAAGAACACCCAAGTTCCATAGGCAGCTGCGCCGGAGAAGGCGATTTTTGACTTTGAATTCGGAAATACAATTATGCCACGATTACCAGAGGCATCCAAGATGAACGCCTGCCGGGAAACGCTGCGTATAAGAGCAACCTTCCCAGAGTGTGCATCTGGAACTGACACAGGTGGTGCAGAACAAGGATCTAACATCATCTTGAGCACATCACCAGCCAAGGCCGCCTCGCCTTTGGCTGAAGGGGACTTGAAGAACATCTTGGAAACATGGTTTTCACCACGCTTCGTAGATGTAGATGCCTTCTTTCTACGAGGCATCTTTAGGAAAAAGGAATACCGAAAACGATATAGAAAAACTTATTCCTCTTCAGCTCGAAAAGATGACGTGCCGATGATCAGGCATCGTAGTCCCGGCTACGACACCACTTGACACTACATCTAATGACAAACTTGTCCGTCCGAAGACGGACTCAGCGAGCAGTTGCTGGTGAATTGGCCAATCTGGGTACGCCATACTAAAATCGCACCTCGACTCTGGAGTCACCTCCACTGGGAACATAGGAAGGTGATTGCGGCGCTCACGAGCAAACTTAAATTCATCTAACGGATCAAGGGACCCGCGAGAAAAGCCCACGGACTGTTCGAGCAGCCATGTCGCGTGAGCTTGGTGAACTGGAAATCCCTGAGTCATTGCTAACTCAGAGAGGGCAGTAGCTCGAAGCCGTTCACCACGGGAAGTTCTGGTCCGTCCCCATCCAGCAACATGACCGCAAGCAGCCAAGTGTTTAGATGGATCAGGACACATACGCCAACCGTAGTAAGAACGTATCGGGTGCGACTGAGTGAACTCTATAAGGGGCAAATCAGACACGGAACGACACACCACTACCTTCTCCAACTTGAGTATATAACCAAAGCCGAGAAAGTGTGACTTGCATCCGTCCAACCATGAATCACCAGTCCCTAAACAACGCACGCTGTCGTAGATCATTCCCAACATCAATACCACCGCACAGATTGATGTGAACATGTCACCACTACAGAGATTGCCGTCGAGACTGACGCGCACGGTATGATTCGCAGACCAGCCGGAGGAGTACAAAACCGAACTCATCAAGCGAAGCCAATCCGCGTTGTCATCAAACCATAGAGCCACAAAGTGCGACATTACAAGAAGGAGGGGCACACGGGTATGTACGTCAAACCCGGTGATGTCAAGTGAAATGACCATGACACCAATTGCTGTCCTAAAGAACAGGAGGCAATCGTCCCCATCAGATATTGTATGCCACGCACCAACTGGGCAGTTCAGGAGGTAAAGCACGACAGAAGCCAAGAGGTTACCCCTAGCTAGCGAATCCAGACCTTTCGCTACTAAAGGAAAATCCTTAAGCCCAAATGAACCACGACCAACCACGCGAAAAAAAGCCGCTTCAAATGGTTTGGTGTACCTAGCAACAGCAAAATTAAAGGCTTTGTCATAGTTATACACCACACCACGAGGGATCTTGTCCGCTTTGTAAATCCTTTCAAACTTCACAAAATGGATGATCGAGCGTTTGGGCCGCAAACCACGGCTTATCATGCTCTCTCCAACAATGTGGTTCTGTTTCGTTTTCTTACGAAAAGTATGTTCGAGTATCTCACTCAAGCTCCAAGGACGAAGCTTGAGCCGGAACAACGAGTACATCTTTTTGAAGACCACCGATAACCGCTCCACAAAATCAGGTTTAGGGTCAGGCTTCGACGACAGCATGCGACCACAAAGAGAGGTCAAACATGCTTCCTGATTAGTCGCCGGAAACCATGGGTCGTGTGCATAAGAAAACCTGTAAAGAACCAGGTAATCTCGGGAACGTGAATTGTCAGGACGTACGATCTGAGCTTTTCCAAGGGCAAACTCAAACTTCACACGGTACTCCCTGCAGGGATAACTCACGCTCGCCGTTCGTTTTCCGACAGCTTACGGTCTGAACCAGTGATCTTTCGAACAAGATCAAAGAACCGCATGCGGAACCGGCTACGATAACCAGGTACCACACCGTCGCGAGATTGAACGGAAACTGCTTGAAAATGTCGATACCAATTTCGAAAATGGATATCGGAATCGAGAATTTTCGGGACGCGAGACGCGTCAACAATAACCGCCGTACACAACAGCAACACTTTGTTCGCATCAATCCCTTCCAGATCATCACGGATCCGAGAGAAATCGGCACGAACGACAGATGCTACTACCGATTCGGCAGCTCTATTGACTTTAGGCAACTCCAGCCACTGCATCCAAGAAACGTAAAGCATAGTCCAAATCACCTCTTGCTCATGGTGACTTAGCCACGCTCCGTCCTCCCAGACTTCGTGTGGGCCTAACATGTGCGGGTTGAGACCATCAAACCACAAAGGATTCCACTTAACAAGCCGAGTTGGGTGAGTAGATGACAACACTGGAGGCACGTAAGGTGCCAGTGTTGCTCCACCAACTTTACTCTGCTGCACTGTGGAAGGCGAAACAAAGGGTTTTTCGGAAAACCCTTTAGCCCAAGTAACGATGTCTCGATTGGAAGTGGATGGCAACTGTGACCGGATACCAGAAGGACGAGGAAGAGTCTGGGCTTTACTCCACCAAGTAGGTAAACGGCTAGGAGCTGCGAGATCCACCCGAAGGGGAACAACGTGCTTGTCCTGTACTCGTACATGTTTTAGGCGAGCTGAATTGAACTCACGTATCTTACTGAGGGCAACCGCTCGATCGTACTGACGTGTCACTGGGCGCGTTTCCCGTGAAGGGACCCACGCTTTCATTGTACGCCACCGATTCCGCGAAGTATCTTGTAATCTAGGAAAAGAACCAAAAGACACTGTGCTGCCAGCATAAGAAATAGCAGTTGAGGAACGGGTGCCTCGTGATTGCTCTGATCTCGAACCAAAAGAGCTCGAATCATGAACAGTCATTGGGGTTTTAACCCCTCCCGAACGCGCCGACTTTGTAGCTAACCGTCGTCGCGCATTCCGTTTTTGTGTGGCAGTAGCAACCTTACCAAGAGTAGGAAATTCTCTGGAAGAGAGCTTAGGAGCAGTGGGCACGGCAACCCGCCCTACCGCAGCCTTAACCACCTTCCGCTTGCTCTTGGAAGGCGGTGGCTGCGCCACACGGTGTTTGAGAACCTCCGCAATATCGATTTGGGCGAACGTAGACATGTGCTCGTCCACGAAACCATCCAAGTCACCCCACACATTAGGTGTGAAGCCTCGGAAATGACCCCAATCGACATTGATAAGAGGCGCGAAGCGTTGTTTACCACGAGGGAGCTTCATGGCCACTTTAGCCATCGCTAACACCACAGACTTGTAATCCGGGGTCGGCTTATGGTGTGACCACAGCGCCTTCGAAGTTAAACTTCGCATCACTAAGTTTGTGAAGCTGTCCGTTGGTGGTACGGGCAAATACGACTCGTGGGAACCTTCAAAGGCGGCTGTATGATTCAACAATGAAGCAAACCAAACTGAAGCTTCCTTCCAATCTTTAACGCCAGACGGAAGGACAGGAACTTCGTCACCTTTAATGACACCACGATGGACGCAATAGGAACGGACGAACCGCCACTGCGTTTCCTGGATGACCTGAAGTAGGGCTTTGTAATCTGGTTTTAAGGCCACATCACGAGAAACCGCCCGGCCGGGCGTCATCCATCTCACCTCCACACGGACTCCAAAAAGTGCAAGCTTTCTAGAGTCCTCCAGCGCACCGCGTTCGCTGGTCCGTCGCAACAATTGGGTTCCGAGCTCAATGGCCCGGCTCCACTGGATGTCGCCACGGCGAGCCTGGCTATTATTCAAAACAACAACCATGCTACCAGGAAAAGTATTACTGAC